CCCTGTTAAGGGGCCCCGGGGTGCTAGCCAAGCATCCCTTTCTCTTCGAGAGGAGTGATTGTAGTGTCCAGAGCGCCGGGCGGCTATTTGCCGTACGACAGTGGTGATAATTCTCACCGCAATCTGAACAAGAGTCCGTTTAGTAGCCGAGGTTTTGTGCGCAAGATTCAGGCACAAACCGACAGCTACCTGGGCAAGAACAGTGGCGAAGCCACCTACTATACCCAGCTCGAGACTCGGCAGAGCTACAGTCACAACGTGTCCTTACTGGGCCGTTCAGCAGGAAATATCGGAGGCAACTTTGTTCACACGAAAACTACCGTGGACAAATTCGGCGACTACCTCGAGCCCTACACAACGGGCTCGACGTGGCGATCGGCGGGAGGAATCTTTACTCCCGGGAACGGAATGTTCACCAATCTTGGATTTGATCCGAAGGGTAAGACCTACTCTCAGATTCAATCCAACGTCGAAGCGAGCGGCGCACCCCTTGTATCGCGTTCTGAAATGGACGCTTGGGGGACTACTGCTATCGCTCGTGTTGCTCCCACCAACCCACTCGTCGATCTCTCAACGAGTGCAGCAGAGCTCTTACGAGAGGGTCTTCCCTCTCTGCCGGGCAATGCTGGGAATCTCGGGGGAGAGTACCTTAACATCATGTTCGGGTACCTTCCTCTCGTTGGTGATGCCCAAGGGCTCACCAACACCGCTCGCAACCATGACGCGCTTTTGCGTCAGTTCGAGCGTGATTCCGGACGGCGGATCCGCCGTCGTTATGAGTTTCCGCCCGATACCTCCATCTCGGAGAATATCGTGCGGACAGGGATCGTACCCGGCTTGCTGGGTCTATCCCCTTCAGGACTCGTCACGACGGGGCGTCATGTTCGTACCAAGGTCTTCGAACGCAAAGTCTGGTTCGAAGGAGCTTTCACCTACCATCTTCCCCAAACGGGGTGGAGGCGAACCGCGGCTGAGCTTGATCACCTTTACGGTGTTAAGCCCGGCACGGATACCTTGTGGGAACTGATGCCATATTCCTGGCTAGTCGACTACTTCACCAACGTTGGTGACGTGATGAAGAACATCACTGCTTTTACGCAGGATGGTCTCGTCATGCCTTATGGCTACCTGATGTGTGAACAAAAGGTAGAACATGAGGAGACTTGGACCGGACCAATGCGGTTCGGTGCGTGGCGTGACACGACGATATCTGCAAAGATAACTCATGTCACGCAACAGCGACGACTAGCGAATCCTTTCGGATTCGGAGTGGAATCCGGTGGCCTTTCAGGTCGCCAGGTTTCAATCCTGGCCGCACTCGGCATCAGCCGAATGTGAAGCCTGGGCTTCGGCCCAACTGTTTGACCCCTCGGGCTATCAGGCCCGTGGGTGCAATACCGGTCGAGAAACCTCTCGATCGGTCCAGTCAGAAAGTCACACGCCATGTTTTCAGATCCTCAGTCCGTTACCGTGAACGCGGTCGCGAAGACCCTTCCCAGGGTCGTCGTGGGCGATCGCAAGGCCTCTTACGAGAGCACTGCGGACGGTCTCCAGCTGCACATCACTCACGTGGTGGGCAAGCGGAACCGTCACACGGTCCGACTCGACGTCACCAAGACTGCCGCCGACCCGCTTCTTGACGGGGTCAGCAAGCAGTACTCGATGTCCGCCTACATCGTCGTGGACGCACCGCCGATCGGCTTCACGCTCGCAGAGCAGAAGCTGAACGTCACTGCGCTCCTCGACTTCATGAAGGCGGCCACGAACACCGATAAGGTGCTCGCTGGCGAGTCGTGAGACGAGGGCCCGGTCGGCGTAGAAATACGCCGGCCGGGTCGCTCCTTTCGGAGCAAAACATGGCTAGGACTCTCCCAACTCCCGTGAAAAGGAGCCGAGATGAAAAGCCGAAGTGAAATCTGGCTGAGTGTCCTCGAAGATCTTGGGGACATGTGCTCAGTCAGCACCCATGACGACGCGGCTTACGCCCGTCGTCGTGTCGCAGCTGAGGGCGATGGTTTCTTTACCATCACCCTTCCGAAGTTCGCCAAGGACCTGGAAATGGCCTTGTCGGACTCCGTGCTCGACTCAGAGCTGTTCGAGGGCTACGCTCGACGTAGGATCACCCTGCCGGTTCAACTGGCAGTGGGTACTCCTGCGTGGAACGTCAAGTCCAAGAAGATGCCCTGGGGACTCCCGCTCTTTCTGGGCGGGTTCCTGAGCAAGCTGTTCCTGGAACCGCACGAATGGATGCCGTCAGGGGTCGACTCGGAAGAGCCGTTCTTCCCCCTGATGACCACCCAACCGCCATGCCTGCTGCGTGACCCCTCCTCAGAGGAGCACGCGGACGAGATGGCGGCAGCAATCTTCGCGATCCGTCAGCTCAGCGCGCTCTTCTCGAAGGAGAAGGCGCCTGCGCCGGCCAAGGCCGAAAGGGCCGCGATCGAGAGCTACGTGCAGGTTGACAAGGAGCTCGACATCCCTTTATGGCTCTGCCAGGCAGCTCCCCCCTCTTCGGAGGCGGGCTGCTTGGCGATGTCCAGAGGGCTGTCCTGCTCATGTTCGGGGACGTTCTCGCAGAAGTGGACCGCAAGGTTCACGAAGCGGAACTAGTACCCAAGCATGGGCCCGGCGCCACTGCTGACCGCTTGCGCGGCAACCAGAAGTGGTCTTTTCCGACCTGGCCTGAGCGTTTGGAGCGTCTCTTCCCTTATAGGGAGTACGCCCAGCACTCAATCTTGGCCGATCGGGAAAAGCCGGTCAGGCTCCTGACCCCGGACGAGGAAATCCCCACAAGGGTAATTCTCGTCCCGAAGACTCAGGTCACACCACGAATCATCGCGGCTGAACCTACTGCAATGCAATATGTGCAGCAAGCCATCGCGAT